CGAAAGAGCAACAGATATTGCTAATGCAGTAGGATTAAAGTCTAACTAGACTTCCTCGGCAAGATAGTATTCTTATTCTTCTTAACCTCTGAGTCTTTCTTCTTACGGAAGATTCTATCGAAGTTGTCCTTAAACTCCTTCTGACTAACTTCCATTGGTCTTGGCTTTGATCCTTTACCCATAAAAGAACCGACTGTGGGAGAAGCTGGTCGGTGCAGCTCTGGAGGGATGCCTACCCACTGGCATATTCTGTTAAACTAAGTATAGACTATAATTCTGCAACTGACTTCACTTTTCTTGGCTCTGGGAACAAATAATCTATCTTAGTGGCCCAGTCCGTAGGAATAGCTGTACAGCCACCCCCTTGCGTTATTTCTTCTTCAGTCATACATCTAGCGGCAGAAGTCATTAAGACAATAGTATCATCGTTATGTTCTACTAACCAACCTACGGTGTAACACAAAGCCATAGGTGTTTTCTTGCAGTCTTCTATGTCTAGCCAACCCTGCTCGCTTTCCTGAGCATCTCGCCAAGTTACTCTTACGATAGGGTATCGACCTATATCCATTTTAGTTTCTTGAGTCTATTGTCAGAACTTTTGCATTCTTTAAAAAGTCTTTAATCTTATTGATCAGTTTCTTTACAGCTTCTTTGATTTTATTAATTATCTTCATAGTATTATCCTAATGGCGATGATGCTGCATCCAGTCCTTTCCACAGATCATCTATCTCAGTTTTAAATTTACCTACAGCGTCCTCAAAGCCTTTTATAGCATCTGCCATAGCCTTGTACTCGTTTCTAATCTCTATCCAGTCTTTCTCCATGCTAATAACCTTAGCGTTAGATTCTGCAGCATTATCCAAGACTTCCTGTTGTCTCTCCTTTATATTATCCAACAGCGTTGATAGCTCAGCCAACTTACCTTGCAAGTGACCCAGATCGTTGTCTGTAATCTTTGTTTCTATCGCAATGATTTGTTCTTGCATAGGACTAATATCTGGAATACTACTAGACAGCCCTGCAACACTTGCTTCTAAATTATCTATTCGACTGACAAACTCACTAGCGGCCCATATACCACCGCCGATGGTTGTAGCAAAAGACATCAATATCGCTATGTAAACACCCTTAAACTTGACTCCCCCAACATCAAGTTCTATTTCCTCAACACCCATTAAAGACCGCCTAGATTACCGTTCTGATTGTTGTAATTTGTAGTTGGATTTTCATTCGTAACATCTATAACATCTTGAACTAACTGTACCGGGTCATAAAGCTTTGCGTTTATATTATAACCAGAACCCATAGATGCCACATTCTCCCCTGTACCGTAGCTGTAAGCACTGTACATATCATTAATGCTAACGGGAGGGGTATCACCGTAAAAGCCGTCATAGACCTCTGTAGTGGCTTGTGTCCACCCTATATTGGCATCGTTGTTGAAGAATACGCCTTGGAGGACGGTATTGGTCGCATTATCCCAAGTGATTGTCATCTGGTCAGTCCAGGCATCGTAGGCAACTGTAGAATTTGTTATGTTCGATAGCGTAGCAATGCCATCGTAATTGATCATAGCGAGCGTTGCTGAATCCTGACTAGCCCAGAGGCTTGCCGTAGCCGCCTGTGCTTTATCTTCAATAACATCCAGTGACTGATTAAAGGTCTGGACTGTCGATTGGTCAATCTGTACATCATTTGCGCGAATGTAATTCTGTAGCTGTATACGTTCATCGTCAGTTTGAGCATTAATAGCTTCAGTGTAAATTGCTTCCGCTTTAGATATTTCTGTAGCTGCATCGCTAAACATTTCGATTGCTGCTTCCATCTGATCCATATTTTCTTCATAAGAGTCCACCAGTAAGTGTTCCGCTGAATAATAATTAGCGTTGGCTGTATCGAGTATAGATTGGTTATAGTAAGCAACTTCTAAAAGGTCTATCTTGTGTGAATCTGTACGCCCGGCAACTGGGACGACAAGACCATCTACGCTAGATGATGATTGAGGCACACCCATAGCCATCTCTACTACGCTGGCCTGAGCATCACTAACTTGAGTGTTTATGTACGCAGCAGTGTTGACCAGCTCTTGTATCTCTACAAAATCTCCGACAGGGCGTAAAGGATTAATGTTAGGATCAATGAGAGATCCAAAAGTAACAGCTTGTGGATAGTAGACTCCAGTGTCACCACTTAGTTGTGCGGAAACTAGAAGAGATAGACTCGCCGCTATTTTCTTTTTGTTCATCTTCAGACTCTCCATTAATACCTAAAGCTATATCAAAGTATTCTTTGTTTTCTTCATACCCGACAACAAATAACTCAGGCTTCCTTTTCATTGTTAGGTAAGCATTCTTACCAGCCACTACCTTACCATTCACTATCAAGGGACAAGGGGTTCCTGACTGAAACATACTAAGCCAAACATCATCCGACTGGCACATCCTAGTTATGGCAGCAATCTTCATATTGATCGTGAAGAGAACTGTGGCATCCTTACGCCGATTACACTCTTCATCCTGTATGTACTTGCCAGTGCTGATACCTATCTGCAAGGTCGATACACCGCCGCTGGTAGATTTCAAACAACTGTCGTTACCGCCTGACATCAAGCTAGGAGCCACTGCTGAAGCAACAGGTATCTCACTAGCAGAACCAGCTCCATTGTACTGATTCGTGTTAGTCACAGTTTCATTGTTTGAATCGACAGTCGCACCCTGCTGATTGGTGTTTAAATCACCGCTCTGGGTTGAGGTATTGCCGCTATCCGTCTGTGCGTAAACCCTTACAGAAAGTAAGGCTATTACTAGGACAGTACATAAAATACTCAGTCTTAGGGTATATTCTTTCATAACGAAAGCGTATTTGCCACTAATCTAAGTTTTCGCCAGCAGCATAAAGGAAGTCACCTAAAGCCATCATAGTCTTAGGTTCGTTTATAATAAAACTGTATAAGGACTCATATCCGTCAATACTTATAGTTATAAGCTGATCTTTAGGTAAATAGTCAACTAATAGCTTTTTGTTGCTTTCGCCATCATCAATGACCATAGATAGTGATTCAATCATGTTATCCTCTCCAATTGTTCCTTGATTTGTTTTTCCCACTCCTCAATCATCTCTCGATAATCAGCGGTGTAGAGCTTCTTTGGTTTATTGGCATCCGCCAGCATCTGCCTTACCATCTCATCGCCGTACATATCTTGCATATATAGCGTGTAATTCTGTGCAGCAGAGCCATGCTTCATGCCAAACTGGTTACAATATACGCATTGGGGGTGAACATTCTCTTCCTCCAAGGCCCAGTACGAACTAGACCCTTTAGGGATAAAGTGACCACCTTGCATACCCTCGTTCCAAGGCTTTGTACAGCCGCAGGAGACACAGGAGCAGTACCCGTTATCATCTGCTGCCTTGAGCCTTACAAGCTTCTGTAGAGCCTTTAAGGCGTCTTTACGAAGCTGTTGTGCAGTCTTAGCCTTCTTTTTTGGCATACTTTAGTTCATTTTCGTGTTCAGCGGTTGACTTAACATTTATGTATGTACAAGACTTAACCAGAACACCTTTACAGAAGTAGCCTAGAAGGTCACCTTTGGCGCTGTGGACTGGCTCCAATAAAGCGCCGCAGTCAGGACAAGGGTTCACTGTAGCCCCCATTAGAATGGCACATCGTCTTCAAAGTCGTCACTCGCCGTTGGTGCAGCTTTAGGCGCATCCTTCTTCCAGGCATCCTTTTCTTGGATAGATAGACTCATAAAACTCTTACCTGCTTGGGACTTCTTGATCCAGGCAGATACCTCAAAGTCTTTACCACCGACATTCAGTGGCCCCCGGTAGTCAGGCTGATTGCCCTGCTTACCATCATTCTTAAACAATGCACCAGAATTGGTGTTATCATAATCGCTCATTTTATGCTCCCTTCAGTAGTCTACGTTCTTCAGTTGTAAACGGTGCAGAAGACACCTTAGTAGGTGCTTTCCACATCGCTCGTTGATCGTCTTCTTCAATCTCACCAAATGCTTCTTTAGCGAATTGTACATTCTCTTCACTAGGATCGGCTAGTAACTCTTTAACAGCGTCTACAGACTCTTGGTTGCGCTTAACGGCCTGTAAGCATAGATCCCATTCACTTGGTTCTACAAGCTCAAGTGACTTTCCCCGCATCATCGCAGCCTCTGCGTCATCGTCAGCAGTAGGTATACCAGCCATCGCCTGTAACGCATAACGTCTAGCGTAGGTTATCGCACTACCGCCGGCTTGTGGGTCAGACTTGGTTATGGGTAAGTAGAACTCTGACTCAATGAACTGACCAGAGGTATGCATGATAATTGTCTTAACGCCGATACCTTTACCACCGTCAGAGGTAGTAGGTAGCTGCACATAGGACAAACCGTTCTTATTGAACGGCTCCTTGATAGCTTTGATTACGCTAGTAAGATCAGCGTAAGATGATTTAAAGAATGGATTTTTAGCGTCTTTGACAGCGCCTCCCATCTCATTCTGAGCCTTACATAGAGCTGTTGCCAGCTCGTTTAGGTTTTCCGACTTATTCATCGTCCTTCCCCTTTTCCTGTTTAACAGTTATAACAACTTCGCCAAGAGCTTCGTAGCTTTTAACCGACAACACTTTACAGCCTTCTGGTCGCTGATTTAACCAATCCAATATATCGTCCATATCCCTCTCCTAAAATGGTAAGTTATCGTAATCAATAGAATCTTCTTGCATATCATCGAACACTAGGTCAGCTAAATCTTCTAGCCAACCTAAGAACTGCATACGATTATAGCCCATATTCTCGGCTGCACATCGTAATGTGGACAAAACTTCATGTTCGATAGATGCTTCAGCATGATCTGCTGGAAACGTGTTTGGTTCTTCGATAGGTACTAACTTTTTAATCTTGCTCATAAACCCTCCAGTCTACTTGATAATACTTGCCACGCCTTCGCAGCAGTTTGTGGAACTACACCATTACCTAAAAGTCTAATTCTGTCAACCCTGTCGGCACACCCATCAACCACTCTACCCACTCCGGGTTCAGGTGGCCAGCGCAAGTCTTCCTGCCTCCCGCTCTGTTCACCACTACAGTCGTCAATGATTCCTGTGTTCCTTTCTTTGTTGGATCTGACCGATCCTGGTAGCCTAGTCTCGCTTCGTGCGCTGAAGGTGTCGGCCACTTCTCCTCCGCTGTCTCCACTGCATCCCTCAGCTTCGCCCCGTACCAAGGGCTGTTCGGATCCTTCGAGTGCTTCGACCTCCATTGGCCGTTCACTATCTCTGTTGGATAACGCCCCCCAGTCACATCGAACACCGTTGCAGTCGGCCATGATATAGACTCGCTTTCTTTGGTGAGGA